CGTTATTTTCTCAACCATTGTCAATAGTGCCACACGCCTCGACAGCGTGAGATTATCAATCAACCCCAATTCTTTTAGGGTTGCAAGTAAATACGGCATATTATCCCGGATATCTTTCCGAGGTACCCCGTCGCAGAGATTAAAAAGCATTGCGGCTAACCCGGCAGGTATTGCGGCATTGGCAGAAGCAAATATATAGCAAAGGTCTTGAATATGGCACACGTAGAAATACAACATCGAACTGCAAGCGATCCGGTTCTCCGGTACTTGAAATGCCACGGGCATTGCAGGTAAAGATTCCCCCAGTTCAACAAAATAATTATAGCGATCTGCCCATTCCGGCAGTAATAAAAAAGTCTCTTTCAACGCATCAATTTTCTCTTTCATATTACAACCTGTTTACGAACAAATGAAGCCGCCCAACCGCCATGGCCGAAAAACAATGACGGATCCAAAGGCATTACTTGTACTGGCGACGTGCCAAACTCCAACACCCCACAATTTTTACTCTCTTCCTGCATATCCGTCAAGATCAACTGGATTAATTCGAGTCCCCGTTGCATTTTCATTGCCTCATTCAACATATCGTTGTTTGCCTCGTTCAACTCGCAAGCTACCGAAACGGACAAACCAACCTCGTTACGTGTTACCCCGTTTGTCGTCAGTACTTTTATATCCCCATACTCGATAAAAAGCATGAAGTTCCGGGAATTCTTTACCCGGTCCGATACCAACTTGTTGTTCACGGAAACTACAAACGAATCAAAATCCGGAAGGGCCTGCACTTCCGAAATACTTAACACATCCGCTTTTACTTCCTCATATCCGGCAAAACGGGCATTTTGAGGCTGCTTCAACATTTCTTTCCGTACCCGAACTGGAACGAAGCGAGCGAAATAAATAATCAAATCTTGAATTATCGTTGTACTTATCATGACAGTTGTTCAATTACAGCGTAAGATAATTTTGTAGCCTTGGCGATATCATCCAATGTTGCCCCTCCACCTCGGGCATCCGAGATCATTTTTTTCAACGCCTTCACCTGCATATCGAAATAATCGACAACCGATACCCGCTCCATTTCGGCGGTCGTACCGAAACCGACAAGCGAAAGGGACATGATCGTTTCAGTCATACCAAGGTTGATTTTTTCATTTTGCTCCCCGGTACCAGAAAACAACACCCTGTAAATAGCGTGTTCAGTGAAGTATCGCACGATCCCGGTAAACCATATCATCACGGCATAACGAACCGAGTAAGATACTCTCTCGAAATGCTTGTAGTGTTGTGATGAAAGATTGCGGCTATGCAGCGAGTACCGGGGATAAAGAATCGCACACAACGCGTTCAAACATTCTTCCGAATGACTTTCCGCGAATGCTTTCACGATATCGAAGGCATCCGAGAACTCCCGTGCCGTGATATTCGTCCGGATAATAATCCCCACGTCAAACTGTTTTCCAGCATACCTACGTAATCGAGGACGGATCCAAGGGATCGGATTACGATTAAAACAATTATTCACTTCCCAACCGTCACGCCCTTCTCGCAACGGGAACTTAATTTGTTCCGAGAGTATGACCAAATTCGAATTAATTATCTCCCGCCGCTTGGCAATTGCCGACAAATCGGGAAAATGGATAAGTCTCCATTCCCCGAGCAATGTCAGCATCGCACGAAATCTAAAACGGCCAAACACATATAGAGTAAAATATTTCACGGATACACAACATAACTTCAGCCGGAACTTCAATACTTGCCATCTTTGTATTCTAGCATCCGAACCCGGTTTGTACCCCGTATATAACAGTAACAAGGCCAATCTGAACTCGTTAATCTTTATTTGCCGTCCAAGTAACTCGAGTAATTTCACGATAGTAAGAATAAATTGTTTCGTGCTTAAATCCTCCCACGCTGACGGCAAAACAATCTTTTTGTGTTTCCCTTGTATCTCTATCATACCACCATAAATTTATCATCCCCGGTAACCGGGAACGGGTTATCGTATATATTACTTTCTGATTTTCTGCCGATCGAGATCGCCAGATCCAAATCATTCCAATACCGGATCGCCTGTTCCTCGAATTGTCGGGACACGGATTCCCGGATATGTGTCTCAGCTTTATCCTTGTTTGTTTTACTCTGCTCGTTATCAATATCTTTCCGGACACTCTCCGGGAGGTCTGCATAAGCGAGGCGTTTACAGGCCAACGCCATGACAGAGTACACTACCGCCCGGGAAACCTTATTCTGCAATCTTTCATCCACGACCTCTCCAAACCGAGGTTCCACGCTATCCATCCACACTTCACGGATAATCCATCGTACCCTGATCATGAAATAAAGATTGTTGATTCCCAACCATCGATTGAAATCTTGCACCGATATCGGTAGTTCGTCCAGTTCCTGCTTTTGCCCCGAATCGGTCCACTCTTTAAAGTTATCCAAATCACGATTCAACACGTCGATCAATTTACCCATCCAGAACCAAGCCGTGTTGATCAGGTTGTTTGCCAGTTCGTCTTGTTGGTACTTATAAATGGTGGTTTCATCATTATTTTTCTTCGTGGTGATCCCATCGTTGCCGATCCGAACGACCAAATAAATTAATTGCTCGTAGAGAGCCCAATGCAACAAGGAGCGTTGCAAAAATTCTAAAGCCTCGACATCCGGATCCGGGTATGCCCGCACGATTTTCGAGTAGGTTTGTTCCCCGATCGTGTCAGCTACCAGATGTGCAGCTTTCAGCAATCCACTCTCGATATTATCAAACTCCAATGTCGTGTTTATACCCGAAATCCGAGATTTGGCTTCATCAGCAAAACGATCTCTTGAAAATGGTATCTGTATCATAATCCTGAGTTTTATTTGCCCACCACATTCTCTTGACGATCGGCGGGAGTTGTTTCTTGTTGCTTACTCGGTATATCAATCCGGAATCCTAGTCGAATATTCTCTTTCACGGCATACGGGAAATTATACCGGATCGCCCGGTTAATATCTTGTGTCACGTAAAATTCCGCTATCACCAAGGCATTCGCATAGATCAGATAGTTATAATAAACATCGGAACCGGACTTCGACAATACCCCGTCATTTTCCACGTTCGTAATCGAGGCATTAATTCCTTTGCCGGCAAGGATCACCTGATCCGCTCGCTTGTCGTAACTAATCACCGCTTCCATATACTCTTTAAACGAACCGGGAAAATCCTTGAATTCCCACCCGTCTTCTCCCCATTTGGTCGAAGCCCATAGTTTCCCTTGGTTCTCCCCTTCCCCGGAAAGAAATTTCGTGATCTGCCGGAGTTGGTAATTAATCAATTGTTCCATCATCCCCTCGTGGAACTCCACCGGGTTACCACTTTCATCTGTCAACTTCACTCCTTTGTAGTAAGTCGAGCGAGCAGTCCCGTTTATCATGTTATCCCGACAAATGTTTTCAAGAACGCCTTTCTCGTGTTGGTACCAAGAACCGGGAATAATAACATGCACATGGGCGTTCAACGCGTTACGCAGGTATGAATTTATATACCGGGGAGTAAGGTTCGATCCCTTGATCCACTCTTGGAGTCCTTTAAACCATCGGCAAAAGGGGTATATTGATTTTCCGAACGTTTTATCTTTCACCCAACTAATCGCAGTAGGATTGGCAAAAGGATTCGCCGGATCGAAACGATGGTATATCTCGAACTCCGAAGCTGGTGCCATCCAATCCCCAAGAATCACGTATTGACAGTCGGCATCACTTAACTGCCGATTGACGGGTATCTGTTTATTTGTCGCGAATCTCGCACGATCGCTACATTGATACGAAAGCGCTCGCACGGGTATCGAACCCGATACCCGACGAGACACGTTGAAATGATATTGAGTGATGCAGCAATTGGTATGATAAAAATCTTCAATCAGGTTTATCAGGTAGTCCCAGAAATGCCCGTACCCGTTAGCCTCCCATGATTCAAGCCAAGACATGATCTTTTCATCTTCGACCGGAACCCGAACCTGCTTTTTATTTTTTCCCTCTCCTTCCGTGATCGTCGTGTAAAGATACGGTCCCCGACCAAATAAGAATTCTACTTGCTTTTGGAGTATTTCCGGGAGTAGCTTGTTGTCGGAAACCGTGTTATACACTTCTTGAGGATACAAGTTATGGCCTTCTCCCCAGATCGGGACAGTGAACCCTTGTAGTTGCATTGTCCGGTTCTCGTTCAGGTAGCGAGCGTACAGGTTATGATACTCGCTATTCGCCATCCCATCCCGAGAGATCGCCCCCTGTACTTCAAAGGTCACTACATTCCCGTTAGACGTGTAGAATCCAGAATCACAATTCATTTCAAATTTATCCATAACCTTAATCAATAAACCAATCTACTTTTAATAACTCGTATCGAGGGGGAAAAGCGACAAAACGAAGCAATTTTTTCCAACACATTCGGGGTTCGTCTGTATCCGATATCACGTAAGTTAAGTAGTGATCCGGATCCACCTTCGTCACTTTCTCCGGCATTGCCGGACGTAACCGACAATGTTCAACCTTTCGGAGTTCTCCTCCGGCACCAGTTTTCCGGTTACAAGTGAAATGGATCAGCGTGAAGGTTTCGTCCTTCATCTTCGAGATTAACCTCATTCGGCGTATCGCTTCCGCTCCTGATATGACTTGTTGTGTTCCCATAGCTCGAATTTAAATCCGCTTAAAGGGAGAGGAAAGGACAAAAAAATCCCCGACCTGTAAAGCCGGGGATAGTTGTTGATTATCAAACAGAGCTCATCGAGCAAAGTTTACCGATAGCAATTCATTCGCGTATATTTTTAACCCATCAAGGATTCGTTGTTTTACTTTTGCCCCCGGACGCTTAATCCCAAGAACATACTGTCTCATCAGGCTCTCGTTTATACCCGCGATACGAGCAAGAACCGTCTGATTTATAAGTCCGTTATAACTTTCTAACAAGGATGGTATATCTTCAAATTGATATACAAATCCAAAATCTCCATCCATCCACTCGGCACGTTCTTCCGGGTATAGCCCCTCAATGTGAAATTGAAGTCCCGAGCGAATATCTTTTTTCAATTTTTCAAACGTTGAACGGGAAATCACGTACCCGTCAACCTCCGGCAAATGGGCTGATACTCCCTTCCCCGCTTTTTGAACAATCACCTGTAATGTTTTCATATCTCCTTTGTTTTTTAGATTACGTGGGGGTTAATCCACGTAATCTTTAAATTTTATACCTGCCTGTCTCTCCATGCTTTTCAGATTGTCTGCCGAAACATCATCTGAAAGCTTTCCGTCAACTGTTACCGTTTTCCGGATAGTCGGGTGTTTGAATTGCCGATGGCTTGTACCGTTTTGTCTGGCCTTATACCAACCGAGCGATTCTAAAATCCGAATAATCTCCCGAATCTTAAACACTCTTTTCATAGAACTCTATTTGATTAACAACAATACAAAGGTAACATTTTTCGTTACCAAAACAAACTTTTATCCTATAATTTTTGAAAAAACCCGCCACTTTCATGGCGGGTGCAAAATCTAATGTCAGGTTTAAGATTCGGATATCCCGAATTTATCTTGTAGTGCGGCATTAATAGCCTGCCGACGTTGTTCTGCGGTAAATGCCTCGTAGGCATCTTTATCCATCCCGGCTCGTTCCAGCAATTCAGATTGTAACTTGAAATCTGCAGTCGTCATTCCGGTTTCATAAGCATTATACTCGTCGGATCCGGGAGTTCGCATTGCAAGAGTTATTCGCAATATTTCATCATTCGATAACCGGGGACGCAACAAAGCGATTATCTGTGTAAGCGAGTAGCGCAACTCCCCACAACGAGTGATAATCTCGAGTGGAGTCATTTTATTTAGATCAGTCTCTCTCTTTTCAACCGAATCTTCTTTCTTTTCATTCTTTTCCATTTTTTGCAGCTGTTTCGTCATACATTAATTCTTTCAAAGCATCCTCGATGTATTGCACATAACCAAGGTATCCCAATAATTCATTCGCATCAACATCACATCCTTGTAAGCTAATAAAAAAACGTTTCATCTCGGCAATGTTGTCAAGCATCATGTATAAGTCTTCGTTATTATTCGCTTGTAAGCACCCAAGATAATGCGCAACACGTGCCGTAATTACAGCATTATCCACCTTCATGTTTTCAATAGGTTTACACATGATTCACCTCCTTTCCGGCAAAGTGATATTCCATTTTCATGCGAGATAATTCAGCCCGAGCCTTCGCCCAAGTCTTACGATAGGCTTCGATATTTTTAGAAGCCAAATTTTGCAGGAATAGTTCCTTGTAGTAGTTCACTTTCTCCTCTTGTTTCTGTATCCCATGAAGAGTTGGGATTTCCGCAACCGTAGATGCGGAATTGACTTTTTTCGTTGACATCGTAAAAAGAATTTTGGAAATAAAAAGAGGCAGTCACCGTCAACGAATTCAACATAAGTCGAAAAGTCTCGGGACTTGCACCCGTATGCTGCCTCAATATCATTAAGAAATAATTCTCCATGTAATACCTATATTAAATTCGTTGACACCGCAAAGATAGAAAATATCTGAAAAATATAGTCTATTAGACCCTAAAAATGATACCATTTTCACGCTAAAAATCGGTAGAAAATAAAAAACTCCTTGGCAACTAAAACCAAGGAGTCCTCTTTTCTCTCAGAATTATGTCACCAATCATCGTCAGCCTTACCGTTAACATCATTTTGTTTTATCGCAGACTTCAACTCTTGACAAATTTTAGTTACATAAACATCAAACTGAGTTATTATATTGTTATGATTTTTTTTACGGACATCCATTTTTTCATATATCTCTTCTATAGGCTTATCCGTTCTAGATAAAAAGCCAAAGGACTCTTTCAATACTAACTCATTGAAATCGGTAAAAATATACTTAAATCGATTCTCCTTTACAATAATTGTAATCATAAATGAAATCGTATGGGCTTTAGTCTGATATTTTATAGGATGCTCAAACTTACCTTCTGCCACAATTTTTCCTAACCCCTTATCCGACATTTTTACCTCAAACTTCGTCAACTCAAAAGAACTTACGATCCAAGAGTATACCCTACTATATAACTCATCTTTTGAAACATTAGATTCTTCTATAACTTCGGAATAATATACTTTACCATTATGCATTGGTAATATTCCATGCATTTTAGTTGAATCTTATGTCCGCTCCAAAGCTTCCACAATCAACCCTAAAAGAATAACAATTATTTCTCATACAATTTTATTAATTACCACAAAAATGATTCATATCATTTAAATTCACTAATTCCAATCCGAGAGAGATGATTCGTGTAATGATTTGAAATAAAATTCACTAGATCGTGCTTCAATATAAATAGTGGTTTCCCTAATATAGAGTCTGTTGGAAGTAAACCTATTACATAATTACTACAAATATTTATTTTATATGCTTGCTCCTCTAATAAAATTATAGGTAATTCCATTATAGAATCCGGAATCATATTACTATTAAATATATCCATATCAGGTAAAGGAACCATAATACCTACTATATATGGATTTATTCTTTTTTTATCTTGAGCATAATCACAAGCTGCACTGATTTCAATAAAAATTAACCTAGAAGAATCAAAAGCATCTTGATATTTCTTTTTTGCTTCAGATTTCGTAACTGCATCAGGTTTTTGGTAAGGGAAACATCGCTCAAACAATTTCAAATATGTTATTCCCAATTTATTTGTACAATAATTACTTTTTGCTCTTTTACTTTTACCATAAGCAACAACACATCCTCGTTTCTTTTTTTCATTTACATCAGCATTATCAATTACATCTACATGGAAAGTTGTATTTAAACTATACTGAGAAAAATGAGGAGGATAATCTATATTTTTTATACTATTTTTATCATACAATTCTGTCAATATTCCCTGATAATCAAGTTCTGAAGATATATTTATAAACCTATGTTCCATCAATGGAGATAATGCCGAAAAAAGAGCTTTTTGTGGATTCTGTCGGGCTGGTATCAAACCATAATGTGTAGCTGCAATTTTTGAAAATGTTCTATTTATATCTTGTTCAAAATTTCCCATTTCTCCCCATAATAGATCAGGAGACTTAATCTTACTATACAATGAATCAATAACACTATCACACGAATATGCTACTGCATTTTTCAAATCAAATAATAGTCGTATACTATTCGTAGATAAAATGGTTGACAAGCGTTCTCTTAAAGCATGTTCTGGATTTCCATTACCTATTATTTGATCTTTGTCTATACATTCTATAAGAAAAGGAGATGGGATTCGATCATGTCTTCGCTGAATATGATCTTTTAACTGAGATATAATACCTCTCCTATCTGTCCAAAAAATTAAAGCATAAGGTCCATTATTGGGGCCAATAATTCTTCCTAGATATTCTGCTAATACTGTAAACATTTGGACATCTGAACCTGCTTGAGTCAACTTAATATCAAGAAAAAGCAATCTAATACTTTTTAATGAAGGCAATTCTGCGAATTCATCATACAGTATTGGTATACATGGAATTCCTTCTCGAAAAAAACTACTACATAGCAATCTAAGATGTTCTTCCTGATCATCAACCAAAACAATTTTACTCTCAGTATAATCCATAATTACCGATTTTTAGGAAATACTAAAACTACGACAGCACCATCTAAACCTCTAGGTAATTCTATTTCATCAGAATTCAAAAAAATCAATTTACCTCCCAACATATTCATCACTAATTCCACGAAATAAAGCCCCAACCCCATCCCATTAGGACGAGTTGTTTTAAACGGTTGTTTCAATTCTTCTTCTTCTAGTTTAAATCCTTCTCCATTATCTGCAATAATAATTGCATTACCATCAAAGTCTTTCGTATTAGTTGTTATATAAATTCTTGCTTTAAAATTTTCATTATTAACAATTTCACGCTGACTACAGGTCCAATATATTGCGTTATCAATAATATTTCCTAAAGAACTCAATAAGAGATTACCAGGACCTTTGATCGAAAAATCTTCTGTTTCTCCATAAAGAAGAGGACTCGAAAATATCACATCATGAATTAAAAAACGGGAAGATTCTATTTGCCTCAATCGTTCAACTAATCTAGATGCATTTATAATAATATTTTTATTTTGCCTTACTAGTGGCGTAAAATTCTCTATTATCGAATTTAAATTTTTAATTCTCTCTTTTATTTGTTTTATATCAAACTCTTGTTCTATTTCTGCATTCAAAAATTGGACTTCCCGCTCAACCTCATGAAAAATAAGTCCTAAATTTATACCTGTCATCCCAGAGCTAACCATTACATCTCTCATTGTCGCATAATCTTTTTCAACTCGCCCAATAAGAGGTAACAAATCTTTGTCAACATTTTTCTCAATAACTTTTACTTTTAAATCATTGATTGTATCCGAAAATCCGACACGTTTTATGGGTTTCATTGTATCAAGATAAGTACTAATCTTCTGCCGATCCGAGGCTGCAGTGATTTCTAAAACAGAAAAAATACTCTCACTGATATCTTTTAAACGCTCAAAATATATACTATCTTCAAAACCTTCTCTATTTGTTTTCTCTTTCAAACCATTAAAACTCTCTTGTAATGATAATTCTATCGCTCCAATTACTATATTTTTACTAAATTTATTTCCACTACGTTGGACTCGACGCAAGTCAAGTCCTAACCAATCGTCATTAGGTTCTCCATAATTATAAACTCTTATCCCATCACGATATAATTTCACGCCACAATTTTCTTTTATAAATTGCTTCATATTATCTTTCTGTCCTAACAATCGCAATATCCCATCAGATAAATTATAGACATAAAACCTTCCAAACAAAGGTCCAATTCCTTCTAAATTTATATTCTTTAAATGTATCTGTTTTTCCTTACTTTTTTTGTGGTCACCATCCTCTTCTCCGACCTCAAATAGATCAGGATTCACAAGCTTTAAAAGCTGCTTCCAACCGACAACTTTTCTTGATGCAACTTCTGTCAATTTTGGAGGATTAAATCTATAAGTCCAAGTTAAATTTGCATTTCTATCTAAATAAAAATTGAAATTATACATCGCCTCGTTCAACATATCATCAGTACTTTTCAAATCACTTATCCAATTTGCATAAGGCGAATCTACATTAACTTTAACATCAAATTTTTGGATTGAACGAAATGGATTCTTTATGGTGTTAATCTTTCTTACTAAATCTCTTAAATTTTTTTTAGACCATGTTTGTTTTTTCAAATTTTGAATTATAATACGAGTACCATGATTATACTCGGGAAACAAATTACTATCTAAGATTTCAAGTTTAACTTGTGCCCCTTCTATATACTCAGAACTTTCAATTATTTCAGCCCAATTAATTGTAAAACGACAAGAATATGTATTATCTTCAGTTTTACTTTCTAATGTTATCGTTTTTCCCAACTTATGTACAGCTAACCTACCCACACCTTTCTCTCCTAATGCAATTCTTTTATATTTAGGTGTCGGTTTACGATTTTCTCCCCTTTTAGAGTTTGTACCGATTTCAAGCCATACTTTTTCAAGAATATCTGCAGACATCCCAAAACCATTATCCTCTATTACTATCGATTGTTTAGAAGTATTCAAATTTTTGAATGTGACACAAACCTCTTCTGCATCTGCATCATAGGCATTTTTTACTAATTCAAATATTGCCAAATTATCACTTCCGATCAATTGATCTCCCAATAAACTCAATATATGGGTTCTAGCCTTAAAATGCAATAGTTTTGTAGTCATAATAACTCTTTTATTTGTGCCGCAATTCCTTTGGCCATTAATGGAGGAACAGCATTTCCAATCTGTTTAAAGGCTGCAGTCCTCCCTCCTTCAAAAAAATAATTATCAGGGAAAGATTGTATTCGCGCAGCTTCTCTCACCGATATCGACCTATTCTGAGCCGGATCTGGATGGATATAATAATGCCCATCTTTTGCGATATGTGCTAATAATGTATGGGATAAACCATATCCATTAACAACTTTATAGCGATCCAAAAAACAACTCTGATTTTTATGTGTCTTCAATTCTTCTGGCACTTTACTATAATCAAGGCGTTCCCCTTCTTGATAGAATAAACGGGAAGCTAAATCATATATTTTAAGATCTCGTTTATTATGCTGCCTAGTAATTTCTAAAGAAACAAAATCAACAACATCCCTTATTCCCGATGCAATTAAATAAGGATTGGGTTCTTTAGTGTATTTACATACACCAGGGGTATCACCCGCCCTCAAACAAGGTAAATCCTCAAATAAATCATTTATAGTTGCACGTAACTCAAATCTATCAAATTCTGGATAAGTTAATTCCAGTTCATTTCTCCATCCGATCAAAATTACCCGTCTCCGCTGTTGCAGTACCCCAAAATCTTCAGCTTTCAATATTTTATAATCAATAGTATATCCCGCCTCTAAAAATCTCTTTTTCATGTCTCTAAAATGTTGTCCTTCCCCTGCCGAAAACAAACCCGTAACATTTTCAAAAACAAAAATTTTCGGACGATACCTCTCTAAATAAAGAGCATAATATTGATACAAATAATTTCGAGCATCATTTTTCATTTTATTTTTGTCCGTAGCCCTTCCAACTAAAGAATAAGCTTGACAAGGAGGACCTCCGATAATAATATCTACTTCTCCTTGAATTTGCCCTAATTGCCGATCTATTATATCAAAAATTTGAGGATTATATTCATCTCCGATAGGTAGGTTTATAATAGAAGTAAAAACAAATTGAGGTATAAAACTATAAAATTCTTCACGAGTTATTAGACCTTGAAGATAAGAATAATATATTTCTAGTTTATTATTCTCTTTCAAATAATAATATGCCTCACGAGTCTTTAAGGTTAGACAAGCACTTGTGTCCAATTCCACATGAGCTATAGGATTAAAGCCGTTCTGTCTAAACCCTTCAGAAAGACCACCAGCCCCGGCAAATAAATCAATATAGTTCATAATATATATTTCTAGTTATAGTAAAAAAATATGACAAATACAAGTATGACAAAAATATTAAAACGCTTTTTAAAAAGCAAGTCTTTTGTACATTAGTATAAAACACTAATATACAAAAGACTAACATATGTATTCAGAAATAACATTTAAACTGAATATACTTGGATACCCCCTTCTGTAAAATAATTATCTTCAGGAAGCAAGTGTTTATATTCTCCCCATAACAAATAAAGAAAAGCCGTAGCAATTTGAGTTGAATAATACGCCTGATCCTTATATTCTAATTCCTTTTCTGAAGATTTATCTAATTGGACTCGCCCATCAGTCCGTTTGATCGGGGAATGATTTATACTACTTATCAGGGCATCGCACTCGTTTCGATCAATTAAAATATTCTCTCTACGTCCATCAGGCTTGCTGAATAAGATATTCAAGAGGCGATAATGTTGGTGATGATATATGGTTGATTGATTCAACGACATCAATTTAACGCTCCATCCCCGCTTAACAAGAGCTTTCTGTAGAAGAATTGCATCCGTATCGTTCAGATCCGTCGCTAGAGGATAATACTTCCGGTAATGGGGATCATTCTGATTCGCCGCTCGGTCATAATGCAAAAATATTTCCTTTCGCCGATGATACTTGAAAAACGTATCGATTTTCTCTGCCAGTTCCTCGTGCTGCTCCGGATGGATCACCCAAAAGTTCTTTATCGCCCGGAAGGTAGAAGGTCGCCCATGCTGTCTCTGGCCAAAAACAATCGACATAAACGGTCCCGGATCAAAACCCGCATACAAGGGCATATTGGGATTACAATATTTCAAATTACGACTCGATTCCTCAAGCTGCATATCCGCCGAAAAAGTATCAATGAGATTATACACGTAACTGTCATCAAAAACATGTTCCTTACCAAACTTCCCGAAAAACATATCCTTCACCTTTTGCTTCCGCACGGAGAATATGGATGTATTAAGCTTATCCTCGTCTTTGATCGACTTTACCTGATTGATAATATAATCTATACCCAGAATTTTTAGATTAGAAAAGGAAGATGCTCGAAGATAGTAGGTTTCTCCCTTCCGAAAAGAATTAATTCGAGAACTCCACCTTTCTACAAATCTCGTGAGCTGTTTTATTGCATCTTCGTTAAATTCTTTCTTGGCAATCTCAAGTTCGGCCAAACGGATATCCAACTCGTACGCCATTTCTTGGATACAGGCAATCAAATCCCAGTCCACGTCTTTTTCATACTTCGTCCACCAATCTTCATCCGTTTCGAAGTTCGGGGTTGAAGAAAAACCCGTGATTCCCATAAAATAATGCGAGTGTCCAAATTTTGACCGATCAGCTCGCAGCGCCGGAATAATGCGCTCGGTAAATTTATCTTCCGGTATCCGGAGCATCTCATCAATGAAAAGGTGCGCGGCATTTTTCCCGAGCATACTTTCCGGCCGATCGCAACTCACGAACTGGATCACCGTTCCTGTATGAAAACTCACCGTATGCCGCCAGTCGTCAATAAAGGTAGTACATGGTTTAAAATGCCGGGGAGGTTCTTTCCCGACCTCGTAATAGATACCCCGGATATAATTCTCTTGAAAATACCCGATCAACCCGGCAAGGATATTATCGAAGATAGACTTGTAAGTCGATGCTCCAAGCACGAGAACCGCTCCCGGCATATCATTTTGAACCCGATCAACCCGTGGGGAAAGCATATGCGTGGTCTTGCCGGATCCACGTCCGACTTCCCCGAACAAGAAAGTGGGATCCGCAAGTTTCATCAAGATTTGAACCACCGAAAGGTAGTTTTGATTAAAAATATCGGATTCAACTTTGCTCTTCTTCATATTCAATGTCTTGAACGTTTAGTTCTCGTTCAACTTCCTCTATCAACCGCTTTTTCTCATGCTCCGGAATATCCCGAGAATTTATAATCTCTTTCGCTTTTTCATAAGCCTTCAACAAGCCCTGTTTTTTCACTCCCATACGCTCAATTTCGAGATCCGGAGAAACAAGTTGTTGTTTAAACTCTTTTAAGCGAGGATCAATAATATTGCTTGATGCTTCTATCCGATACTTACGAGCCTCCTGCATACACAAACGGGCCTCTTTGAAATTATGGGCAACCAAATTCACATCTCGCAGCGACATCATCTGATCCGCAAAATAATTATTCCACGCCTCCGAGGTCACGTTACAATCACAGTTAAAATAGTTAATCGCATCGTAAATCCTCTGCCGACAGGTATGTATTGAAAGTTCTTTATATTCTTGCTGTAGTTTCTTGGCACATTCCGTGATCGAAGCATATTTTTTATGCAAGTTCGAGGCAAAATTTACCTGCAAAATATACTCGGCCAAAGCCGGACCTATTCCCACCGCTTTTGCATCACGAATATCAAGAAAACGTTGCACCACGGCAAGTGGAAGTTTTTGCAACTGCTGTAAACTCATAACCCGAAACTCTCGTTTATTTTATCGTTTATTTTATCCAACTGCATACGGTTCCTCATTCTCTCGTTCGCATCTGTATCCCGGTCTTTGGTCCCTTTATCAAAAAGCACTTTATCCATCGTGTATTCACCCGTGGTTTTCCCCTTCCAATACGCCTTGTAAACATCAGTTCCCGGAGTCTCGATATCCCGCTTTAAAGCTTCAGGATTTTCCGGATCCACGAGAAAAATTATTTTCTCCACGGAATACCCGAGAACCCCGAAACTACTGATTTTATTTAGGAATGACTCATCGTACATATTACAAGAATTTAGCGAGTTCGGTTGACTCCAAGACTACTCCATTCCGTTTTATCGTTACCGGGTGTCCATATTGCTTCATAAATCGCAAATAACGGCGAATTATCGTGTCGCAGTATTTCTCATCCACTTCCTGCCCGAAACACACCCGCCCCGTTTGTTCTGCCGCAACAATCGTAGTTCCGGATCCTAAAAAAAGATCAAGTATAATACTCCCCTCTTTACTACAGTCATACATCGCATCCGCCACGAGTTTCACGGGTTTAACAGTTGGATGATCTTCCAAGGCATCCCTTTCCTTGTTACCCACAGAGTTCATCCCGGCAAACTGCCAAACATTCGTGCGATATCGTCCATTTTGTCCCAACTCGAAGTTATTTATATGTTTTCCCTTACCGTTTTTGTAAACAAAAATCAGTTCATGCTGAGAACGGTAAAACGTTCCCATCCCCCCGTTATCTTTTACCCAAATAATAAGCTGCTTAAACTCTTGGTACAATTTGCCAGCAGTGGACAACTCGTTCACGTGCTTCCAATCCATACAAATGTAATGAATAGAGCCATTTTTACTATACTTGATGAGATTCATGATAACGTCTTCCAAGAATCGGGTAAAACGTGATTTATTCATTTCCCCCGAGGCCATCTTAAATTCATCATGTTTGATTTTCCCCAAACCGACGATATCAGCTACTTTCACATTATATGGAGGATCCGTGAACACCATTTGCGCTAACTTACCATCCATGAGTCTTCTCACTGCATACATATCAGTACTATCCGCACAGAGTAGCCGATGTTCATTAAGCTCGTACAAATCCCCGGGCTTTGTTACCGGATCCGCAACTGGTCCCTCGTCAAATTCATCTTCAAGAATCTCTTTGGTTTCTTCTGGCTTGGCTGTTACCATATCCGTGGAAGGAAGTTCTGCGGATATCTCCGGCAGTTCGCAGATAATGTCCTTATAATCGATATCGGCAAAGAACTCTTCCAACTTCTCCAAGTCCCACTCCCCGGCATGGGTGTTAGATATCAAGTTGTAACGTTTAACTTCATCTTCGGTCAACATCCGGTTAGGTACTCGCACGTCAATAAATTCATCCTTCTTGCCCGCGAACCAAAGAGCCTCGTACCTACGTTGCCCCGCGATAATTCGATTGTCCTTATTGATTACCGGTATCTCCACCAAATTAAACGTCCCAATACTCTCGATGAGTTTACGTTGCTTATCTTCATTTACCTTCCGGGGATTAAAGTCGAGTGGAATAAGTTCTCGCACCCGACGTTGCTCTGTTATCCAATATAGTTTTTCCATGCTGCTTGAGATTTTAAAGCAAGGTAGTATGTCACCACCCCATCAGAAAGGACGATTTCAAATCGAACACTTTATTCAACAATTCTATCCCGGAACAAACAATTTTCAATAGATTACACTAAAAGCATCAAATTCCTTATTATCAACACGAAATCATATTACCCCCTTTTTGAGATTTTGCATTACATCCGCCTACCCTCAGCGGTTTGGGATTAACTTACATTCACCACATTAATTCCTTTTCGTGAAAATCGTACATTTCTAACAATCAAACACATGAGTATCAACAAAATATCAACACCTTAAAATCGGATACTTTTTTCCCGGTTTCTATACTTTTCCGCAATAATTCCGACAGAAAAAAAAGCCTCTTTTCAGAGGCTGATAGATTACAGTAAATTATTTATTATTTTCTGTTTTTCTTTGGCGAGTTCAAGATTTGTTTTCCAACTTTCGAGCGTGTTAGCATCTTTATATTTCTTATGGCGAATATTACTTTCAATACGGCGAATATTCTGATTTAGATTAGTAATTTCATTTTGAAACTTTTCCGGTTGCTTCTTACGCATCTCTTCCATTTTAATAACATAAGTCGCAATCTTTTGTCTATTAACCGTAAGAGGATGTTTGTATAAAAATTTCTTGTGTTTATCATAGGCACATAACTCCTCATGCGCTTGTTTTTGTAATATATCACACTCGACCATCTCGGCACAAAGTTCCGGTGTCGGCTCCGTGTCTAATAAAACAGAAATATCCTGCATACGTCGGTATCTGTTTATACGTTCGTCATACAGGATAATACACGTTTGCACGTTCGGATCCGAATTGTTATCCCACGCTATCCCGGGAAACTCTTCTCGTTTGGTTCTTTTTTTTTATCACTTTCAACAGGAGCAATGGTTTCGTTTTCCAACTTAGATTTATTCTCCCGAGGTCGCTTACTTCCCTTTGAACCACTACCTTTCTTTTTAGATGAAGTCGATTGTTTTTTCTTGCTTGGACTTTTAACCTCTCCCACTCGATTAGCAAGTATTTCCTCTAAAGTCAACTTATTTAACAGCTCACTCAACATTTGTCCATCGACCTTTGCGTAAGTAAAAGCATTCGCACGCTGAATATCCCTCTCGAGTTTAGGGTTTGAACAATGTTTGAAAAACAAAGCTTTATCTTTCTCGAAATGATCTGCAGAGGCACTCTGAATTATAATTCTATTTTTCTCTTCAAATGTGTACATAGTATTCTATTTTGAAAAAGGTGCCGGAAACGACACCTTTGATTTATCATGCTCCCGGTTCTACAACAGGTTCAAGCGGAATATCCCCCTCGAAAAACCAAAACGGATCAGGACAAGCCGCCCCCACAAACTTCAAGTTGGCTCCCTGCCAATCATCAATCACCCCGAGAGACTCATAACTTAGTTTCAAACAACTACACGGGGAACCAGCGATGAATTTCTTGCCAGTTAGACAGTTCTCCCAAATCACGACAAACTCTTCTCCATTATTATTGTAGATAAATTGAAGCGCTTCAGGAGTTATTCCCTCGTAACTGCAATTTATTGTAAGTTGCCCTTGCGGAGCCACCTCACCCACCGTTGCTGCATTAGGTTTTACGGAATTCGCCTGACAATCAATATACGAACAACACTTACCCGCTAAAATAGGCAACTTTTTTATGACTCCATCTGTCGCTTTATCCCACTTATCCCAATCTATATCCACTTTTTTAGCACAGTAAATCCGGTATTTTATTGCAGGAATCTTATCTTGAGAAGTACTCGCCTGCAGGTTATTTACATTTATCGCCATATTATTTTCAAATTATATGTTATAAAAGAGGGCAAAAGCCCTCATTATATACTACGCCGTAACTTTACGTTCAAGTTCAAGCCAATTTCCAGTCGGTTCCGTGACCTTGATCTGCTTACCGCCAATAGTCTTCGTGACCACATGTAACTCTTGATAAAGTTTAATGTAATCACCTACTGCTGTCGGTGACCATGCAGCCGTGATCTTCTCAAACTTTCCACTCTTCGCGATCGTGGTTGCGTTCGCCGTATCACCACAAATGATCTTTACCACCCGGTCTGCCGGAGCATCGTTTATCGCTGTAATTGCGGTAGCTTTCGTGTTCTTCCCGGTAATGAACTGCGTGTTCAAGTTTCCATCGACTTCTGTTGCATCTGCCACAAGCTCCGTCACGGGGAAGTTCGTGAAAATCCACTGCAATTTACGTTTCGTTTTTGCCAACTCCGCTTCAGACTCACACTGCAATCCTGCCATGTTCACGGCAGCGCCCTCTTTCCAGCGTCCCATTGCCAACAGAGCCTCCAAACGACGTTCGAAGTAAATGTTATACATTTCTCCCGGCAGGTGTTGAAGCGACTCTATATTACCGGGAAGAGTGATCCACATCTTGTAGTCATTGTAGTCCATGTTCGGAACCGGGACAAATTGTTCCAGAGAGTAATCAATTGCCTGCATTTTCGGTCCGGCATAATCAGTGTCCGTACCATATTTACTCCGGAACCCCTGACGGTACCAAGGTACATGCTTCTCGTTTATGTACAACTTCATGCCATCCAACGAGGGCAGAATTTTGTTCACTTCCTCGAAGAACGTCTCCACGTAATCCACGATCGTCGCCTGCGTGTACGTCTTCAGGTTCTTGTAAGGCAAAACCTTCATACCTTCCTCCACCCGTTCAATCGCACGCAACACACCATCCGCGGCAAACATCGCCGGGTTATCAACACCTTCTTGAACCGGGACCAACACCCCAACCACACGTCGACGAACCTGCTCGTTGAACATAGCTTTGTAGATATAAACAAGCAACCATTCAATAAACGTCCACTTCATCACGTCAGATCCTTCTTTATTCAAGTACCCGATGTATTGTTTCTCAAGAGCGATCAGATCCTCGAACTTGTACTTGATCATCACGTCTGACACTCGGGCAATCTCTTGAGAGATTTTCGCAGATCCTTTGAATACCTCCCCCGCTTGATACCTTTGAGAGAACTCCCCGAAGAATGCCGTCGGGATTATTTCGCCATCTTGAATGCCCGAACGCCACGGGAAAATATGGTCTACCGTTTTGAGTGTACGCAAGTACGCAATAATCATGTCCTGACGGCGAGTAAGGTACTCTTTCCCGAACTCGATCTTCAGTTCTCCATAATCAATGGCAAACTGTCCTGCCGCCATTGTTTTGTAATCCAATAACCCAAGTTGATTACTTAAATGCAATTCTTGAACACGAGCCGTGATACTACGTGTATAATCACGGAATGATTCAGAAAAAGCACTTACTTCCTCCGTCGTTAAAGCGTAATCATGCATCTTGCGGCTCGTCATAACTTGATTATACCAAGCAGACTTGGCAAAAAGAGGATGATCGATACCAAATAAATGCGTATCAGAATGCGCACAAGTTCCCAAAACAACGGGTAACACTTTCGCATCTGCTTTAACCACTGTCACAGGAGCTGAACTTTCCGGTTGTTTTTGCATCGTGGTAATCGCACCCATCATTGCCCGGATCATGCTTTCCATTGTCAACGGTTCATCATGCTGTTCTCCCTGACTCCCAGACAACCCCTCGATAAACGTTGCAACCTCTTGTTGTAACTCGCTACTAATTGTTGTAGCTTCCGGAGCAGCCGGAGGTTCATCGGCAATGGCATTATCTTCCTCCAAGGTGATACCAAATTGTGCTTTATAATTGGTATAAAACTGACTCCAATCATCATTGGTCATTGTTTTTTCCTTCACTTTCGTAATAAAACCAAGAGCAGTCAGCACTGCCTGCACCCGTTGTTTAACTCTTTCTTTCATATATATAATAAATTAAAACGTTGATAAAATAGACTCTCGTTTTCGGGCTTCATTCTTCACGAATTCCACAACACTCGCTAAATTCATGATACCATCGATAAAATGATATTGAAGTGCATCTTTGGCGTAAAAATCCCGACCTTCAATTATGCCTTCGACACTTAAATCCAACTCCGGTATATTTTCTTTGATTACATTCTGAAATTGAACGGCAAGAGGGGATAAGCGTTCTCTGATTAAAAGTGCATCATCTGGTTCTGTTTTCAATACATCCCGTTCAGGAAGATTCTTCCATTTACTCTCTGGAGGATAAATCGTTTTTGACTTGATGCCATACTTTTCATCTTGAGCCGAGTAATCATATATCGTGTACATGACCCCAATACTCCCGATCACGTTCATTTCATTAAGAGCAAAAATATGATCCGTGTATGATGCAACCCATAACCCGGCAGAACACAAATACCCATCAGTTAATGTCACGATCGGCTTTGTCATATTAGTGATCGCATCCTGTAACTGGAAGACGGCTTGAATATCTCCCCCCGGGCAGTTAGCATACAACACTACTCCAGAAATTTTATCACTCGCGTTTGCCAATCGAATAATATTCGCCAGTTCGTCACAACCATAACGATACCATGAAGAGTATTTCGTCATGATCCCGACAAGCGGAATAATAGCCACGCTATCCTGTTCCAAACAATCAAAAGGATTACCAGAGTCTTCATTCATATTCACAAGTGCATTCATATTTGCCCGAATGGGGACATCTATCGGGTCTATTTTATAAGTGGAATCATTTAACATCCGAATAACGGTCCGTTCCAAAACAGCGGCAGCCGTTTCCGAGATCGCCCAATCGGATGAGCATAATTCAATTAGAAGAGATTCATTCATCGTGTAACTTATTTTGTTACACAATATTATTGGGAATAAGAACGAAAAGAAAGGACTATAATGATAGACCACCTTTAGCGGTGGTCTAAATTCAAGAATTCGCGGTGAATGTTATTTCCGTCACCGGAATCTTTTCTTGGTAAGTATAAGTTGCCGGGTATTGAGTTGAGCCGACTATGTATTTCTCATTTTCTGAAGTAGTTAAAACAAGAATAACTCGAGCAGTAGGAATTCGAGTAAGAAGCGCACAATCTGCCCCAGTCTTTATTTTCACCGTTTCCGTTTTCAACGCTCCCGGATCCGATACCTTGCTTGAAATCGTCAATTCAACTTCATCCGTTGGCAAGTAATGAAATTTATATCCATTTTTCAATTTACACGTACCGGGATAAGTAACGTCAACTTCATGCAGAAAGCAAAATTCTAGTCTATTACACAAAATTTTATTCATATATCTGATAATTATAATATTACACAAAAACGCACTCAAAAATGTACAGTCAAATGACATACAAGTGACATTTATATTAGTTTTACACCCCCAATGTCGTAAGAAAAAAGAGCCATTTTAACTTAGTTTAAATGTTTAAACCTATTTTCTCGCTTAAACCGTTTCCCGTTCCGGTCCCGATAATTTTTCTGCTTCAACCCGTCTATCGTGATCGACTCAATGTGATATTCCTCGGCAAACAATTCGATCGCGGCCTGCCACTCGAATTGCTCCACGTGAACTTTATGTGCCACGTAGTCATTCAACGTGATACAAAACAACGTATGCACTCGTTTCTGAAATTCCATCTGAGCCCTTTTCCCGAGATAATTATAGGTTCGTGGATCCCGTCCCAAACGTTGATAAGGAATCACTATCTCCGTGTTCACGTCATCTTGAACTATATCACGTTTCGGAGGCTTTATCCTCAAAACGTGTATCAATGCAAGCAAATCGGAGTTTTCCGGAAAGCGGATAGGCTCTTCCCCAAATTTAGCGATCAAGAATTCCCTCAAGTAAGGTTTCAATTTAATTTTCGTTGTCACTTCCATATCAAATAAGTCATTTAACTGTAAATATAATCATATATATGCCTACAACCAACAATTAGACGTTATTTTTCTCAACAACAACATATTACACGGTTGTTGGGTTGTTTTTTTACATCATTTTTTGTCATGGTTGTAGGTGGTTGTAACCCTACATTTTTTATAGTTTTACAAGGGTTACAACCTCTACAACTCCTGTCCCGCAAGGCTTTACAAGCAAAAGGTTGTAAGGTTGTAGGGTTGTAAGCTGACTTTGTTTTTTGATTGCTCACGGGACATAAATATATATTCCTTATAAGGAATAAGATAATTATTTGAAAAATAATTATATACATACGTAACAAGGTGCGTGAATAGTAATTTATAACTTTGATTTGACTAAATACTTATACCTGGTACCGATTTCTTTCTCTTTAATTCCTTTTTTCAAGAAACCTTGGGCAGTAAGTGCCATCCCGATCGTGATCTCGTTAATCAAGCCCATGCTCATGAGAATTTTTTTATGCTGTTTCAACTCTTTGAGAATCTCGGAAGCCATCATCCATGTTCCATCGGCTTCGGACTCCGGTCGTTCGTAATGCAAGTTCACCAATATTGCAGAAGATGATTGTACCAAATATCGTACATTAAATTCTTTGAAGGCATTATAATCATCCGTGTTGAACACGTAATCAAAATCCTGCTCGAGCAACATGGTCGCTTCAGCCCAAAGCTGATCCACGTCGACCTTTTGAGAATAGCTAATATCTATCCCGTCTATCTCGATAATCCCGAATCTTCTTAATCCCATTTCCATTTGTAAAAATCCGCCCATTTCCGGCGTTCTGTTCGAGGTAAACGCTGCCGAGGCAATCCTATTAACGAGCTGTGAAAACTCTTCCCTAGGACGCTTTATGGATAGTTTTTTCGCGGACATAACTTTCTTGAACATATCCGCCCTCGCTTTCGTTATCCCAACCAGTTCATCAAAATTGACCATGAAATTTCGGGTGAAGTCTTTCGTCATATCGAAGATATCCGGATCCTTGTCTGAAGCCTTGTAATATTCCTTCAACTCATCCGGAACAAGGAACTCGAAAAACCATGTTTTCCCGATCCCCTCGTGAGCCGAAACAAGCCCAAGAGCAACATCATTCGGTCTTATTCCCAAGGCACAGGCCACGGCTGACACCAACCACTTTTTTATTATATAGGTCGCTCGCTGTTGGTAATACCCCTCGGGCTGATCTTCAAACTCCCGAGCCTTTATGTGCGAACACAGAATGTCGATCTGGCTTTCTCCCCGGTACTTTCCTTTTATATTCTCGAAGTAATCAACAACCGGGTTACAGGTCTTGCTGTAATTCGGGGAAGTAAGAATCATCTTTAGCACATTCGTTCCCACGGAAATGCCTTCCTCCAAAAGATGCAAGTATATATCGTTAAAAGAAATAGAGTGATCGTATTGCTTTATTTTAGACACCACGTAAGATTTCGACGTGTCAAACTCGTTAATCCGGATCTCGTAGTTCTCCTCCAAGAATTCACGGACAAGCGTTACCTTGTCCGTGGTTCCGATAGCGGGAGTTTTCGTTGTTTTTAATGTTCTAGCCATATATCAAATTTTATGCGCTACAATTTTCCATCTTTGGTTTTATCCCGAAAGTTCATTCTCATGGAACATCTACCGATAAAACTTTATCCGCGTACTCCGCGGCAAACCTAACGAGCAAAGCGTCCCAACTTTTGTAGGCATGACAAAACAATTTTCGCTCACCGTACACGGTGTAAGCGAAATAATAATACTTACGATGCTTTACTTTCAATTTCCCGACTAGTGGAAATTTTTCCTGAAACGCTTGTCGTGCGTCATCCATTGTTGCAAGGTTACTATAATCCCGCTTTCAATCCTAATAACTTCTGTTTTCATGATAATAAAATTAAATTTGATTTATTAATCGTCTTGAATCACCGGGAAGGAGTATATAATTACACATTTCCCGAAGTCGGGAAACAATATATTGCCCGTACTTTTCCTCAAGACTTTGGAGTTTAAAATTCGTGGTCGCATAAGTTCTTGCTCCCCGCTCGTAACGTTTCGCTAACAAATCCACGATAGGCTTTTTCACGTTCCCGAAATCAACAACCTCGTTAGGTTCCCGACCAAGTTCATCTATAAACAGGGGCTTACGATCGATCTCCTTTATACCTTGTTCCCGAATAAACTCACACAACTCGTTAGCGTGATACATTGTTATCTGTTTACGAGCCATTGTATTAGCAAGAAGAATATAAGCCGTCAACAACAACGTCTTTCCACAACCGACCTTACCTGCAAAAATAATTCCGGCATGAATATTCCATTTACAAGCCGAATCCCCTGTAAAATACAAGAACAACTGCCGGATAACTTCCTGATTCGATGCATCAATCTCAAAATGATGCATAAACCCTCGTTTCAACAAAATATTATTAGCATTAGTTGTCAGAGCCCAACAAAACTCCTCGTAAGAAAGCGAGTACATACACTTATGTGTAAACAATTCATCCTCTAACTTTTTTCTTTCCTTGGCACAGTCCCGTTCCATGCCTTGAATAATGTTACCAAGTTCCATCTTCCGTGTTATTTACCAACTTATTATTATCTTCTTTTTTCTGCGGAGGTAGAATAAAAGACTTCGCCCGCAAGTAACAAGAGAAATCTATAATCTTGCAGGCTTTTTCTTCGCTGTCCTCCGCTAACATCGCCAAGTATTCAAGCGCCATCTTTTCAGAACGAGAGCGCATAACCTGCCCGTGTTGTTCCTGCAAATACTCCTTCCAAAACTTCCACTTCCCCGCAAACTGCGATGTCTCCCACGGAAGAATATTCGTAACCGGTTCCACGGGAGTAACAAACTGATCGAACTCCTCCGCTAATTTCTTCAGATCATTCCAAGCCTTCACAAGAATTTTAGTTTTCTTCATTCCGGAAGCACTCAAACCGGCATTCTGCAGATAATCATCAAATTGCTTATCTGTTTCGACGATCTTCTCCCAAAGTTTATCCCAATGTTTTTGCATAATCAGCTATTTGCTACCTAATTGAATCAAAATGGTAAATCACCGACCTCGTCTGGACGACAATCTTCTACTTTGTATCGCACATCCTCAATAGACTTGACCGTACAAAGGATATAAGCCTTTTTTCCGAATAATGTAGATAACCTTTTCGCTTCTTTTTCGGCACTTTCTAACGTTTCGTGCTTGTAAGTGGGATGTGCACACCCTTCTAAAAATATCATATAAAACTTATTCATACTGTTAATGGTTTTATATCAATAAACATTTTGACTTCTCCATCTTTTAAAGAATTGCATATTGGACTTTCTAAACTTTCCGAAATAAATTCAACTAACTTTTTCTCGTCGCCCTCGACGACAAAATCTGTTTTGTCTGTTGTTATGACAAAACCGTTGCTTACTTTCTTTATTGTACATACAGTAGCACTCATAATTCAAATTGTTTAATATTTATCTATTTCCTTATCATCCCTCTGTGCGATAATATGCTGAACAGTAAGTTGATTAACGATGTAACTAAACTCAAGAAAAGTTTTATTATCATCCGTTACTTTATTGAACATATTACATGCAGCCATATTTATAGCTGTAAAAAATTCCGTGACATTTTCCTGCCAATCATCCAAATAATGATTACACTCTTCATCTTGTAGCATTTCTGCTAATTGCGACTGTATTGCTGCCGCATATTGTATTTTCTTACGGTTTTTCTCGTTCATATCGTTACTTTGTGTGAATTATTTCTTATTATCTTTATGACACTTAGCATTTTTAAATTTTCGGACAACATTACGCAATGCTTTAAGGTCTTTTTGAATGCCGTTAATATAATCAAAGTCAGAACCTTCACAATTATTTTCGTATTCTCCAATCGCTCCTTGAATAGCACTATATTCGTCCCACGTTATATAAATCTGGACGCCATTGTGTTTCATGTTTTTATTCATATCGTTTTCATTCTGTTGCTTCTTGAATACCATTAAGGGCTTCCTCCAGGTAGTCCATCGACTCCTCGATAGATTGGATAATCTCGTCCATGCGTTCAGCCCTTGCGCTCTCCTGTAAATTGTCCGGTAAATTATCCCGGGACTCTTGCTCTTCATCCCGGATTTCTTCCAGCTCAGTTCTGATTATATCGACCTGTTCGTGTAGATCCTTTAGTCTTTTTCGTCTATCTTTATTCATATCGTTTTCTATTAATATGGTATTGACCGAGGGGTTCTACCCTCTTTTTTTGCCAATTTTTCCTCTTCTCTTTTCAAGCGAATGTGTTTTTGTAGCCGCTTTACCTTCGCTACTTGCTCCTCGGTTAATTCGATTTCAATCTTATTCACTCCTCGACCGAAGTATGCTTTTATTTTTTTGCTCATGTCATTCGATCTAAATATCATTTTTCAATATTCTTCGGCTCAAATGGTGTCACTTTCAACACACCACTAACTCGTAAACGTCCGCTTCCGGAACATTTTGTACACCCTTCTCGCTTAGACTCAAGAGTATCAAAATCCTTTACTGTCAGGAATCCATTTCCTCTACAACGGTCGCATAATTTTATAACATCAATATTCAATATGCCATCAATCGCATTCATAAGCAAAATAATAATCATTTTTTCCACGTCTGGCTTGTCGAGATTTTGCCGAGATCCGAACATTACGAGTCGTTGTGATACGAATAATATTCAATTGTTGATATTCAACAAGAATAAAAGCTAATACACAAGTAATTGCTGCCACAATATTCCTAATTCGTCCCAACTTATCTCTATGCACAGGAACATCATATTCCGTACAAAAGATATATGCACCAATTTCTGTCGCTTTATTTACACCAAGTTTCATCTTTATATGCTTTATATGCTCTTTCACGGTTTCAACAGATAGGTTTAGAATACAAGCGACCTCTTTATAGGAAGCCCCCCAAGTTATTAATTCCGCAATCTCACGTTCACGGTCAGTTAGGCTCTCTTTCAT